ACTATGCATTAGCAGTACGTTAGCAACACATATACATAACTGCTAAACGGTGTTATATTACCCCAACAAAATGAAAGCGCAACAATCACGCAACAATCACGCAACCATGAAGAAGACTAAAAAAATCACTAACCTTCACGATTATTCGAAGGAAGTCGATAAGATAATCGCTACTGGTAAGCCTATGGTAGAGCAATTTATGGACCTCATGGGACTAATGGATGTAACCTTTATAGACGAAAATCAGACGAGTAATGGGCGATTACACCAACTGACTAAATCTGACAGTTCAATCAAACGTCCGAAGAAACAGGACAGTTCGGTACAGGATAAACAAACTACCGAGAAATCCTCGGCAGTTGAAAATAATCGTATCAAAAAGAAAAGAAAATCGTCTCAAAATGAGGTGTTTGGTATCGGGGGAAAGATAGATAGGTTTTTCCTAAGTGGTGAAGATATAACTTTGTTTAAAACCAAAAGATTTATTAGAAAACTATTCCTAGAAATCTTAAAACATAATAAAGACCCTATGACAGGTCTCTATGACTATGATGGGATAGCTCAAGATGTTATAGATTTAACAAATGAGTGTGTTAGTGCCACTCACGAACTGAAAAATAATTAACCATTTAATACAGTCAATAAAATAAATGAAAGTAAAAATACCAATTGAAAACACAGTAGATTTTGTTATTGGCGATGTCCTTGTAAAAGTTGACATCAAATTTTTACCTTGCCAAAGACCTGATACTGAAAGAGAAATTTTAATAGCACACTTTAACGACAATCTTGGTCGTATTGGATACGAGTGTGAAAAAGCAGTTGAAGATATTGTTAAAAAACATTTATCTAAATAATATGTCAATTAAAACAACCCGACAAAAAAGACCAGATAGAGTAATTGGAATGATTGAATTAGTAAAAGAGGTTAAAAGACAATCAAGATATAAATTTGAGGGAAAACTTGTAAATGGTAATTATTATCAAAAACAACCAAATGGAGAATATTTTAGTGTTAATAGTTTAAGTAGTTTAGAAACCAACTCCGTCAAGAAATAAGAGAGAGATTAAAACAAATTACTAATTTAAAGGAGAAATAAAAGAATATGAAACCACCACTAAAACAAGGAAATCCAAATGATTTTCAAACTCCACCAGAAGCATTAAAGCCATTACTTCCATATCTACCAAAAGATTGGACTATTTGGGAGTGTGCTTGTGGAAAAATGTATTTAGCTGATGAATTTAAAAGGCTTGGTTATGATGTTGAAGTAAGTGATACTCTATATGGGGAAGAACAGGATTTTATGACCTACAAACCAGCACAATGGGATTGTATAGTTACTAATCCACCTTTTAGTTATAAACAAGAGTTTTTACAAAGAGCTTATGAACTTGGAACACCATTTGCTTTTCTTCTACCGCTAACTACATTTGAAACTGCCAAAAGACAAGAATTATTTGATAGATATGGAGTTGAAGTTATTTTTTTTGATAAACGAATAAACTTTGAAACACCAAATAAAGTAGAAAAAAGTTCTTCTTGGTTTGCTACTGCTTGGTTTACTTATGGATTAAATATAGGTAAACAATTATCTTTTGCTAAATTAGAATTATGAAAAACATTAAACAAGATAATAGAGAGATAAAAATATGTGTTTATTGTGGAGATAGAGGTTGGTATTCAGAAGCAATTAAAAATCCAGCATATAAAAGAAATGAAACAGGACAGCCAGATATAGAACCAATTTGGATTAAACATAGTATTCAATGTAGATATTGTAATGCTAGAAATTTAAGAAAAAGTTATTTTATAGCAGATGAAATGAGAAATGCTGATGACTTAATAAAACATATTCCTATACCAAAACTATGAAAGTAAAAACACTAATTAAACTATTACAAAACTGTAATTCTAACGATAATGTTTATATCCAAGTTCCAAAGGATAGGAATAGTTATGATGGTGATTTTATGAAGATAAGTAAAATATGGTCAGGTGATAAAGGTGAAACTGGGTTTTATCGTAAAAAAACTTTTTTAAATGGTAAAAATTTAAGATGGCACGAACTTAAAGGAATAGAAAGAACATTAAATATTGAAGAAAAAATAAGATAATCCCTATGAAAACAAAATCTAATATGACAGTAAACCAAAAACCTAAAGAATTAGATTGTTGGGAGAAGAAGCTTGATAAAAAATGGGAAGAATTTGTAAATGTCGGTGGGAAAAGACCAATTAAAGAATTTATCCAATCACTCCTTACCCAACAAAGAACAGAAATAATTAAAGAAATAGAGCGTCTTAAAAGAGTTCCACAATTTGAACCTGTAAAAACAGCACTAGCAGTTATTTACAATGAAGCCATTACTGATGTTATTAAAATTTTAGTAAAGAAATAAGAGATAGATTAAAACAAATATTCAAAATCAAAACTATGAGTAAAGAAAAGAAAAAATTTATCAAAGAGTATGAACTCACCGGTAGAAAATGTACCAAAGAGGTACTAAAGAAATATGATGAATATATGAAAAGAATAAAAAAGGGTGTAGAAATTACATTTTTTAACAATAATCTATGGTCAACCCAAAGGAAAAGAAAATAAAACCCTGTCCATTTTGTGGCGGAAAGGCTCAATTATCTGAGTTCAAAGAAGCAATACCCTACGAAACTGGATATTACTATGCTGGTGAGAAAATTTATTGTAAGTGTGGGGCTAATTTTAAGAAATATGCTGATGATGATTTTAATATTAAAAGTACAACTATGAGCGAAGATGAAGAAAATAAATATAAAAATAGTTTAAGAGAAAAATTAATTAATAGTTGGAATAAAAGATTATGACTAATTCTAAACCAACCAACCAAAAGGAAAAGAAAATAGCTCAAGGTTGGCAGTGTCCCCGTTGTGGAAGTATTTATGCCATTTGGGTGAGTGAGTGTCCAAGATGTGTAAATTCAAATGTTACTTTTAAAAGTTTAAGTAGTAACACTTATGACCAAAAAAATAGATAAATATCAAAAACAGACCGAATTAATAGATAAGGCTTATCCATATTTAATGAAATTTGCTGATTTTTGTTTTGAAAATAGGTATGCCATAACTATCAATGTTAATGGTGGACGTTTTGAATATATAGTAGATAAACCAGAACAAATTAAGGCCAATAATCTAGAAGACCTTTGGGACTGGTGCTGTACAAAAGTGTACCAGTTAGACAATGGTAAAGATGTCTGGAAGCAGATAAATAGGGTTCACCAACTAGCACTTAAGGAACAGAGAGAGGAATTTATTAAGACTGTGAAAAGGATGAAGAAAGTAAATAATACTGTTTTAGATGGCATAATTAAATCTTTAAAGGAGAAAAAATGACCAATAGACAGGATTTTTTTGATTTATGTTGGGAATTAAAACTAGATAGTCTCAAAACCAATGAACTCTGGTCTTGGTTTCAATCTAAACAACAGGAGAAGATAGAAGAGATTAAAAAACTAACTAAAGGAAAGGGTGGAACTAAATACGGAATTTGGGCTGATGGCTATTTAGATGCGATTAAAAAAGTGTTAGAAATTTTAGAAGGAGGGCAACATATCCGCTGACAATGGCATTATTCTAGATCTTAAAACCTTAATCGTTACTTATTATCAAGGTGGCGGAGATGGTAGGTCTTACAAGTGCAAAACCCTAGAGGAAGCAGTAAAGAAAGCCAAAGAAATAGATGATGAGTATCAGACAGAATATGGAGTTACTTTTATAGGTTCAATCAAAAAATGAAACTCAAAAACTTTATCCTAAGAGGGAAAAAAGGTTGGTGTCCGGAAGACACTTGGAATTTAGATGTTTATTTAGCCAAGGTTATATCCGAGTCTATTAAGTATCTAAAAAAGCATACTATCAGTTACCCAGATGGAATGACTTTTAAACAGTGGAAAGGGATACTGAGTCAAATCTCTAAAGGTATTAACGCTCCCTATAATCTTGACGAAAGTGTAAACAACATGGGGAAATACAACGAGCAGTCTAAACTTGCTCGTAAGAAACAACAGGAAGCTCTAAAGTTATTTGTTAAATACTTTAATAACCTTTGGGACTAATGAAATGACTAACCTACCTGCCAAAAAAGATATAAAGATTAAAGAATTGGAGAAAGCATTAGGCGGGGATTTGGATTTAGTCTTATTTTTTGTCTCTTGGATAAAGAATGGTAGAAACGCTACCGAAGCATATTTAGAACTAAATCCTAAAGTAGAGAGGGTTTCAGCTCAAGTTTTAGGGAGTAAACAGTTGGCAAAAATTGATGTTAAGGCAATTATGAAATGTTATGATTTGGGCATTGAGGAATATTTCGGACAACTCAAGGACGGGCTTAGTGCAACCAAGTGGAATGACTTTACCGGAGAGAAAGAACCTGACCATAAAACCAGAGAGGGTTATCACAGTAAACTGGGTAAATTACTAGGTTTGGAGAAAGACGGGTCCAATCAAGTTAATGTTCAAGTTAATGTTTCACCAATACTGGGTGAGTTAAAAGCTGAATGAAATACGTTAAAACTACTGCTACTGATAAAATCTTTACCCTAAGAAAGCGTATTAGGGGGGTGGCAGGTGGGACTTCAGCTTCAAAGACCATCTCAATTCTCCTATGGTGTATCCAGTATGCTCAGACTCACGACAACGAACTTATCTCGGTTGTATCTGAGTCCTTTCCTCACTTGAAAAGAGGGGTAATCCGCGACTTCTTAAACATCTTGGAGGGACATGGCTACTTCAGAGACGCAAATTGGAATAAGACAGATTTTGTTTATACCTTTGAGACAGGGAGTCGGATAGAGTTCTTTAGTGCCGATCAGCCCGGCAAGGTTAGAGGGCCTAGACGCGATGTTCTCTTTATCAACGAAGCTAATAACATCTCCTATGAAACCTATACCCAACTAGAGGTTAGAACTAAAAAGATAATTTGGCTGGACTGGAACCCGACTCAAGAGTATTGGTTTTACACCGAAGTAAAGGATAAAGACAATGTTGATTTTATTATCTTGACCTACAAAGATAATGAAGCCTTAGACCCAAACATTGTTCAGGCCATTGAGTCTCGACAGAGTAATAAGAATTGGTGGCTAGTCTATGGTTTGGGGCAACTAGGTGAGGTAGAAGGCAAGATATATAAAGACTGGCAGATTATTGATGACATCCCCCATGAAGCTCGCCTAGAGCGCTACGGACTCGATTTTGGGTATTCAAATGACCCGACTGCTATCGTGGCCGTCTACCGCTACAACGGAGGCTTTATTTTAGATGAAATAACTTATCAAAAAGGATTAAGTAATAAACAAATTGCCGACATCTTAAACAATCAAGATAAGGCTCTGGTTATAGCAGATAGTGCCGAACCCAAAAGTATTGATGAAATAACTTCTTATGGAGTGATGATCCAACCCGCCCTCAAAGGTCAGGGTTCACTCTCTAAAGGAATTGCTTATGTTCAGGACCAAAGAATAAGCATCACCAAGCGAAGTCTTAATGTGATTAAAGAGTACAGGAATTATTTATGGCAGACGGATAAGGAGGGTAAGATAATCAATGTGCCGGATGTAGGCTTTGACCACGCGATGGACGCGATTAGATACGCTGTTAATTCACTGGTAGTCGATGATGATATTGACGATTTTCCCACAGAACAGTTATTTAATGACAAAGGACTTTATTGATTAAACTAAATTAAACTAAATGGAAACTAAACCTCAAAACAACTGGGCCCATCTTAAAATAGCAGAAGAAATGCTTAAAGTTCCTAATGGGGTGTTTTACTTTGAAATAAGAGTTAGCAATAAGATTATCTGTGATGTCGTCTTTAGAGATTTTGAAAACTATGCTCAGCCCAAAAAAACTTGAATTCCATGCCATAGTTGAAAAAAAAGCCCAAGAGCTAGAGTATGGCTCGGCTAATTTTACTTTAACTATGAAAAATGGCGAACCAATCATTAAAACTCTTCAAATAGTTAAGACCAAGCGCTATAAAAACAACGTTAAACCTTAACCATACCTTAGCAGTCTCTTGCTTATTCTGCTAATCTGTGTTATAATATAGCAGTTGACCACGAATAAGTGGTATTAGTTTTTGCCGCATAGAAAGCGGTGTGAACCCCCGCAAGGGGGTATTTTTATGGATAAAATATCAAATATAGTCAAACAAAGAAGACAAGCGGCTGATGATTCCCTAGTCAATAAGAGGGTAATGTGGAAAGAACATGAGAACCTGTTTTTGGGTAACTTAGAAGACCAAATCAGTGATACAACTAAATCTAAAGTCTTTGACCACAAGATTTCTACCTACATCATCGAGTCTGAGGCTCGGGTAATGGCCCAAGTTCCTGTGGGGAAAGTGAAAGCAATTTCTAAGAATGATATGGGAGCCTCAGCTCTGATGAACCTTATCCTGGATAAATACGTTGTCCCTAATGCCAACGCTCAACTCCCTTTTCTTGTCAAACTTCGAATGTTACACCGAATGAGCAAAATCTACGGTAACGCTTTCTACATGGTGGATTGGGATGTTAAAAAAAATGGTTATGTTGGTCCGGATATGTGGCTTATCTCTCCTTGGGATATTTTCCCTCAAGTAGGAGCAACTTCATTAGAAGACTCAGATTATGTGATTGTCCGTTCATGGAAACCTCTATCTTTCTTCGAGAAACTTCGTAAGACTGATGGCTATAAGAATGTTGATAAAGTCATTACTAAGTTAAAGCAAAGCACTGGAGATAAACAAAACCGTGATTCAGATTCTAAGACTCAACGTGAAGAGGATATGGAGGCCGGAGTCAGTGGGACTAAAGGTGATGGCTTTTATGAAGTCTTGTCGATGTATGAACGTGATAGGTGGGTAGATGTCGTCCCTGAAGCTGAATATATGGTTATTCGTGATGGTAAGAATCGAGGTATTGAAGGTGAACTACCAGTAGGGAATAAATGGGCCATTCCTCTATTTGAAGACTTTATGGGTATGGGTGATGTGGAAAGGGGTAAGTCAATGCAATATGTGATGAATTCAGCCTGGAATCTGGCTTTAGATTCAGCCAAAATGTCTATCTTCCCCCCGGTTATCTTTAACAAAGACATTATCATTCCTTCATCGATTAAACGGGTGGCCGGAGCGAATTGGATTGCCAGGGGTAATCCGGCTCTAGCGGCTCAAGCCATTCAGTTAAGTCCTCAAGGGATTCAAACCTTCCAAAACATTTACCAGAGTGCCAATGCGGCCCTCTTAAATCAATTTGGAACCACCGATACCACCGTCTCCTCAAATATCGATAGCTCCTTTGGAAAGACTCCCCAAGCCCTCAAACAACAGGCTGCCAGAGAAAACTCACGAGATGCCTGGGATAAGTTCTATGTCGAGATTGCCGTCAATCAGATTATGAAAAAGATGGTCAATCTTATCTCTCAAAAACAATCTTCGGCTATAAGTGTCCGACTATTTGGAGAAGAGATAAAGACTATCCTTAAAAAGTATCCTGAAATGCAAAGTCAATATGACGAGAAAACAGGCAACCTAAAGATTAACAAGAGTCAAACAGGCTCTATCCTCTATGACTATGAAATGGTTTCAGGGTCGTCATTCGCTGTTGATAAACAAAACCAACAGGATAATGTCCTAGCTCTCTTAAACCTCTTAATTCAGAATGCCCAACCCTCACCCCAAGGCGGAGTAACTTCCCCTATGATTGAACTCTTAAAGATGGAAGGGACAAACATTAAGTTCACCAAACTCTTAACCCAACTTGTGTCTGAAAACGTCAATAACTGGGATGAGATTATCGAGAGTCAAGACGCCGAAAAAAGCCCTGCCGAAGAAGACGATTTAGCTATGCAAGAACATCAGCAACAATTTATGGATTTAGTGGCTCAAATGGACGAGGGAGTCAATCAAATACCGGCTCAACCCGGACAACCCCCCATGCCACAAGGAGGAATAGATGCCAGCAATCAAGCCGGACTTCCACAGTATTAAGGGAGTTTGGGAACAACAAAAAAACGCGGAATTGGAGAAGAAGGGGATAGACCCCCAGGACGCTGCTTTTCACACGTTATCGCAAATGGAGGTATGGACTAATCTTAAAAATTACATCCAAAGCCTAAAAGAAGGACTCGATGCCCAATTAACTGTCGCTGTCGACTCCGGATTAAGTCGGGAAGATATCGGCGATAGAACCATTATGGTTACTTTAGCCAAGGGTCTTCTAAATTCGATTATCAATAAGGTGGAGGACTCCTCGGAAGTAGTCGAGGAGATAAAGGATGACAAATGAGAATCCAGACAATTTATATCAAACCAAGCAAGACACTACTGGGAAAGATGAAGTATATAGCGAATCACATCTGCATCCTGAAGAAAACAGTGAAGGCGAAGTCCTGAACTTTAACAATCCGTCCTTTTCCTTTGTCCCCAAGGGTTATCACGAGTGGCGACAAAGAGGTCCTTATGCAATTTGCACATCGTGTGAACTAGAACACGCTATCTACATTGGTATGGACAAGTTACTAATTGGAATTGACAAAAAAGGTCAACCCATACTAAAGAAAAAAAATTAAAAAAAGAATTAGAAAAAGAATTAAAAAAAGATTTAGACGAGTGGCTGGTTCCTCCTACCAGCCATTCATCTAAGTCTTTTTACCTGATCCGTAGAAAACTTACGTCTCGGAGAACGATACCTCTGTTTAATAGTTCAATATGCAATGTCAGAAGAACCAAATTTGATGGAAAACGAAAACGTTGAGGTCGAAAACAACGAAGCTGAATCATCACCAGTAGAAGAAAAAGCGACATTAGAATCAGAAGAGAGTCAATCCTCTGAGGCCGATCAGCCCGAGAGTGAAGAAACCGAATCTGAGGAAGGTGAAAAAAAGGAGACGGGTGCGAGCAAACGTATCCGAGGGCTAGTTAAGGAGAAAAAACAACTTCAAGACCAAGTCGAAAGTCTATCCTCAAAGATAGAAGAGTTTACCAGTGGACTCAACAGGTTTGAGCCAAGCATCCCCCCTTCGGGTAGTGGTGAACGTGAACTAACTTTGGATGACCTTCGAGCTTTAACCAGGATGGAGATTGAAAAAGAAAAGGTAATCAATCGCATCAATACTGAGGCAAAAGAAGCTGTTACCGCCTACCCACAATTAGACCCCTCAAGTGATAAGTTTGACCCCGATTTGAACGAAAGTATTACCACGGCTGTTTATAACGCTGTTGTGGGAAACCCTAACACGTCGGTTACCGCCCTAGTGGCTAAAATGATGAAACCGTTTTCTAAGTCAGTCGAAAATGCTGTCGCTTCAGAAAAAAGTAATCTCGCTAAACAGGCTGCCGAGTCTGCTATGAGACCTTCAAGTCATGTCGAAAAGACCGAGAAATCGGTTGAAGATATGACCATTGAAGAAATCAAAGAAAAGTACGGCGTAGTTTATTAATTTTTAGTTAAAAAATATGGCTGCTGAAACAACCAAAACACTCTCTAATGAGATGATGACTTTGTACTCCAAGGTTTTCCTCAAAAGAAATGAGTGGGAACAAGTCATGGAAGAGGGCGCACAGAAACAAACTCGAAGTCAAAACGAAGGAAAGACAATTCTTTTCAATCGTTATGCTCCGTTGTCTGTCGCCACCACTCCATTGACCGAAGGTACAAATCCTTCAGAGGTATCTTTGTCCTCAAGCACAGTAACCGCCACTCTTTCAGAGTACGGTTCTGCTGCAAAAATTTCTCGTTTCTTATCATTGACCTCGGTTGATGTGAGAAATGCTGAAAAGATTGCTGTCTTTGGACAGAATATGAGGGAAACATTAGATACTCTCGTTCGTGACAATGCTCTCGAGGGTGGTACGGTCCGATTAGCTGGTGGAAAAGAAGCAATCTCTGACATCGCTGCAAGTGATGTTATCTCTGCTGCTGAAATCCGCAAAGTCGTGCGTACTCTCGAAGATGCGTATGCTCCAACCTATGACGATGGATATTTCATCGGAAAAGTTGGTCCATTCGTGAAAGCAGACCTATTGGCTGATAGCACTTGGATAAATTCCAAGGTTTACTCCGATGTCAAGAAATTGTATCGAGGTGAAATGGGCGAACTGTATGGTGTCCGTTTCTTGCTTAGCAAGAATCAAAAGACAACCAGCTCTACCGCTACTGTCTATCATAACTACATTCATGGTAAAGATGCCTTTGGTGTCTACGACCTTGAGGGTGATCAACCCAAACTTTATATTATTCCTTCTTCAAACATCGATTCCAACAATCCTGCCGGAAGGTTTAGTATGATTTCATGGGCTGGCTCCTTTGTAGCTAAGGCCTTAGTGTCTACTTGGATAAGTGTACTTAAGACCGGTGCCACACAGTAAAATGTGTGTCTTTCGGGATTAGTTACTAACCACACTGGGGTTCATTCGTGGACTCCAGTAGGTTATTAATTAAATACAAAATGGAGAAACAGGAGAAACAGGAGGTTATTAAACCAGTAGAGGGCTATTTAGTGATTAAGCCCGATACGATTGAAAAAACGGAGAGTGGTATCTATCTCTCTAAAGAGTTAAGTAAGAATCTTACCCAGACCGGTAAGGTTATTAAGGCCGGAAAGGGAGCACCCTGTAAAGAGGGGGACACCGTTGTTTATCAAGAGTGGAGTGGTAAGGAATATAAAGACCACCTCATTTTAAAGTTTGAAGATATTATGGCGGTGATTGAATATGTTTGACCCGTCAAGGGTAGATGACCTTAAATTCATCCAACAAAAATATCGGGAAGAAACAGACCCCCGAAAGAAAGCTCAGTTCAAAAAAATAGGATTAGGTATCTTGAATCAAAGTAAAGAACTTATCCAACACCGAGCCTACTTAGCTAACGCCGCCAGAAGGGGTGATAGTAAAACAGTTAAAGAAATTTCTAATTATATAAAAAATGGACACTGTATTTAGACAAGCAACTAAGACTGTCGAAGATAAACCGGAAGTAATGCCCAAAAGGGCAGATACTAATGCGGACTTAAACAATGAGTCTTTTTTGGGCTACGAGATGGAAACTAAAAAACCCTATCTCTCAGAATACTTTGGGGTTCAGGAAACATGGAATGAACCTCTGGCTGGGTTTAAAGAAGACTTTGAGGTCATCGAATCTTATTTCAAAGATAAAATCAATCACGGTGAGATGGAAGATACCGTTGAAGCTGTCAAAGAGAAACTTAAATGGATTGAAAAGATGGCCAATATCGATAAGACCGAAAGAACGGTTATGAAAATAGAAAAAATTAAAGCCTTTGTTAAGTTCTTAAAAGAAACAGACCAAATAAAAGTTAACGGAGCTAAGTATGCCATCAAATAACAAGACCGAACAATCAGTTCAAGAACTACACAATCAGTCTTTTGACAATGATTTTAAGGTTAATAGCGTTGAACCGGTTGTTTATAATCCGGTGACGGAAGCGATAAATATACCCTCGTCTTTTTACTCGCCCACTTATCAACTATAAATCAGGAACTAATTGTTCAGGTTTAGCAGACACTATACATGACTGCTAGTTCGTGATATATTATTTAAGGTAATAAATTGAAATATATTTTAGCCGTCCGTAACAGGGCGGCTTTTTTATGTAAATTTAATGAAAAAAACAGGAGTAGCAGTTTTGACATACAATAGGCCAGATTTTTGTAAACAGAGCTTAGAATATGTCAAGAAACTAAAAAACGTTGATTGTAGGGCTTTACATGATGACGGTTCTGATAAAGCGGATTATACCGAAGTATTTAATACCTATTCTAAAGATTTTCACCTAATTAAGACAAAAGAGAATGGAGGGGTGGCAAAAGCTAAAAACAGAGTCGTTAAATATCTCTTAGACAAGGGCTGTGATTATATCTTTTTAATTGAAGACGATATTTTAGTCAAAGATGAAGACTCTGTAACTAAATACATTGACGCTTCTATTAAAACAGGGATAGAACACTTAAATTTTCATAATCACGGTCCAGCTAATAAAGTCGGAGCTGTTAATATCGGTGAAGTGATAACCCTTTGGCCTCATTGTGTTGGGGCTTTTTCTTTTTATACTAAAAAGTGTTTTGAAACCGTTGGACTCTTTGATGAACATTTTATTAATGCTTGGGAACACGTTGAACACACTGGAAGAATAGCTAAAGCTGGTTTAACCACTCCTTTTTGGTACTTTGCTGATGTCACTGGCTCGGAAAACTTAATGGAAGAAATACCTAATTCAATCGAATATTCGTCTATTAGACACACTCCGGAATGGACGAAGAATATGGAGGAGGGACTTAGATATTGGAAACTAAAAGATGGAATTGGACTTCCTGAAAAAACTTATGATTGAGATTGTAATTCCTACTTTCAAACGCATTCCTAACATCCAAAAGATGTATGACAACTTAAAAGATATAAAAGACACCCGAATGGTATTTGTGGCCCACGAAAGCGACTTAGACTCGCAAAAAGCCATTAAAAAACTTGGTTGTAAATTAGTTATAGATACTCAGCCTCCGAGTGGAGTAAACGCTACTAATGCAGGCTATTGGGGGAGTGAAAGTGAATGGGTAGTCATTGGTCAAGATGATATTAACTTTCATTCGGGGTGGTTAGATAATGCGCTTAAATATATCTCAGAAGAAATAAAGGTTATTGGACTTAATGATGGTTTCTATTCTCACGAAAGGGCGGAGCATTCTGTTTGTTGGTTGGTCAATAGACCTTATGTTGAAAAAGAGTCTTTATCTATCGGACATAAAAACGTCATCTTCAATCCCGAATATCACAAAAATTATGCTGATGATGAATTAAATGCTACGGCTAAATTTAGAAAGGTCTGGGCCTATGCCTCAGACTCTTTAGCTGAACATCTTCACCCCGGATTTCAAAAAGCTGAAATGGACGACACTTATCGTATGCACGAAGACAAATGTTCCCAAGATCATCAGTTATTTATTAGTCGACAACACCTATGGTCATCTTATTAACTGGACATTTAGGTTTTATGGGTCAACATTTACACAAGAGGTTGTTAGGTGCCGGTCATCATGTAATTGGCATGGATAAAAAGAATAAAACATCAACCTCAAATTATGCTAATTTTCCTGATGAAAAAATAGACCTTATCGTTCACCTAGGGGCTAATTGTTCTTCCCAAATTTCCCTAAGAGAACCTACCGTGGATTTTACGGACAATGTTATTGGAACTTTTAATGTCTGTGAGTTTTCCCGACTTCACGGAAACATACCGATTATTTTTAACTCAACCATGAAAATCTATCCCGGAGAAGACGGGGTTATTCCCCCCTATGGAATCTCAAAATTAGTCGGTGAAATGTACTTAAAGATGTATCAAAAAGTCTATGGAGTACCCTATGTAATCAATCGCCCCTCTTCGGTTTATGGTCCCCTACAAAATGGTTCTGATGACGGAGGTTGGGTAACTTGGTTCATCAAAGCCTCACTTACCGGACATAAAATCAATTTATATGGCGATGGAACACAATCACGAGATGTTTTGTATATCGACGATTGTATTGATATGCTAATGGACGAAATCGTAAACTTTGAAAAGTATCAGAACTTAGACTTTGATTGGGGTGGGGGAGAAGAGAATGAATTGTCACTAAATGAACTTTTGGATATTTTGGACTACCATAATACTGAGATTAAACCCAAATTACCCGGAGACGTCCAAAGATTTGTCGTTGACAACACCAAGGCCTCTCAGATTAACAACTGGAAACCCAAAGTTACTTATCGGGAGGGGATTAAAAAAACATGGGATTATTTCAGATTATTTCAAAAATTTATAAAAATATAAAAATATGAAAATAGGTATCGTCATTCCCCACCACCTTCCAACCCTAGACTTCTTAAATGAGTGGCGGGAAGAATTTAGTCGAGATGATGTTTATTTTTACATTGTCGAAGATAAAGACAATAGGGAGACCTCTGTCCCAGAATGGTTAAATAACTTTACTATTTATACTCATAGAGATATTAAAGAAGATTTTGGGGGGAACTCGTGGATTATTCCTTTTAAAACCTCAGCCTGTCGTTCTTACGGATATTATAAAGCGTGGCAAGACGGGTGTGATTATCTCTTTACTTTAGATAATGACTGTTATCCTGAAAGGTCGTCTTATTGGATAAAAGGACACTTGGAAAATCTTAATACAAAAGTAACATTGGGTTGGGAAAGTTCTCTTCCTAATACAGATTTTTATACCCGTGGCTTCCCCTACCTTATAAGAGAAAAAAGCCCGGTCATGTTGTCTCACGGTTTATGGTCAAATATCCCTGATTTGGACGGAATAGACATGCTAAAAAACCCCGACCTTAGGTTTGAAGAAAGTTATAACTCAAAGGTCATTCCCAAAAATAATTTTTATCCGATGTGCGGAATGAATTTAGCCTGGAAAAGAGAAATCACCCCCTTAATGTACTTTGGGCTTTTTGGTCCGAGTTGGGGTTTTGACCAATTCGATGATATTTGGGCGGGAGTATTTAGTAAGAAAATCTTAGACCATTTGAATTATGGGGTTAAGAGTGGACATCCTAGTGTAGAACATCGAAAACAGAGCAACGCCTTTTCTAACCTCATAAAACAAAGCGTGGGGCTTCCTATGAACGAAGAATTGTGGAAACTGGTAAATAGTATCGTTTTGACTAAAAAAGACGTCCTAGGGGCTTACAGAGAGCTGATACAAAAACTACCCGACACCATAACCGGAGAACCTGACGGATATTTCCATAAATATAAAGAGGCAACACTTATCTGGTTAAATTTATTCAAATGAAAATTCTTGTCCTAGAAATCAACTATAAGTTAGGTGAAATGTTAAGAACTTCAGGGGTGGATTTTCTACGTCTGATCCAACCAATGAAGTATTTACAACAGAATACTGGCTGGGAGATAGAACTGCGTAAAGACCCATTCGACGGCTACCCTGAAAAGAACTGGCGTGAGATAGCTAGAAACTTTGACATAATCTACACTGGATACAATATAGACAAGCCCGAAGGCTATATTGAACTCTTATTTGCCTGTCTTAAAGAAGGGACTAAATTAGTCGTAGATGTGGACGACAATATCTTTGAAGTCGGAGAAGATAACCCGACTTACCCGAGATTCAAGGTCGATGCTAAAGAGGGCATGACAATTAGGTCAATTATCGAGAACAACCCTTATTTAACCTGTACCACCCAAGCTCTAAAAGATAGAATTTTACACTTTACTAAACGCCCGGCTGATAGTATCGAGGTGCTAGATAATAATATCGACACCACAGTTTATGAAGCTACAAAACATAAGAAAAGTCTAAATTTGTTCTATTCGGGGACTCACACCCATAAACTAGATGTCAATTTACCCGAGTTTAAGTCCGCCCTAAAAAGAGTGATGTTAGAACATCCGAAGCTAGAATTTCACTCTATCGGTATGTATGAACCTGACTTTCAAATCATGTTTGGTAAGAGATATAAGTTTATTGACGGTTCAGCTAATTATCCCACTTTTGTGAATATCTGGCGAGACGAGATTAAGAATGTCGGCATAGGTCTTTGCCCTCTTCACACTTCATTCTTTGCCCAGGCCAAATCAAGTATTAAATGGAAAGAATACTCGGCTGGATATTGCGCCACGATTGCTTCTAACGTCAAACCCTATTCACCTGATATCCAAAACGGAGTTACCGGATTTCTCTGTTCAACAGAAGAAGAATGGTACAACGCCATGACCGAACTGATAACCAATGAAGGCAGAAGAAAACAGATGGCTAAAAATGCCCACAGGGAAGTCTTAAAGAAACACAACATTAAAGAGAATTGGAGAAAGTATAAGACTTTTTTTGAGAGAATCTATACCCCGAAAATTATTGTAGATAGGGATATAACCTTTACCGAATTAGTTAAGAAATAATTAGTAGTAAGTTAGTAGTAAGTTAGCAGTCTATTGACTATTCTGCTAAATCATGGTATAATAAGCACAATAACTCGATACTCACAATGTATGGGATAAGAGTCGCCTGAAATGGCGGCTTTTTTATATCAGCCCGCCGTCACAGGTGGGTTTTTCGTTTTCAAGGAGGATTTTATTTTTTTAATTAAATACAAATATGTCAAATTCATCTTCAGGTTATACAACCGACCCTACTGGTGTTTACACACTTGACCCTCAGGGCAATGTAGTATCAGGAAATCAAAATAATAATAACGCTGACTGGGGATTACTATGGAATAGGGCCTGGAATGAAGGTTATAATTCAGCTAATTCAACTTCTAATCCTTATTCTGGGTTAAATGGTGGTGGTTATGATATTAGTCAAGCATATACCCTCGGTCAACAGCAATATTTGAAAGACCACCCAGCAGTTAATAATACAAAAAAAAAGAAAAAGCCGCCATTTGCTACTAACACCAATAATAATACCAATACTGGTACGAGAAGTGGAACTTACAACTTTAATATAGCTGATTTTCCTAATTACACAGGTTGGGACCCAACCGCTGCTCAACAAGACTGGATAGCTAAAGGTAGGCCAGCTCCAAGTGGTTCAAGTGGTTCAAGTGGCCCTACCCCAGAACAAATAGAACAGGAAAGAATTAGAATAGAACAAGAAAGAATTAGAAATCAATTATCAAGTGCTTGGGATTCCTACTTCTCAAACTTAGACCAACAGTTCAATGGATTAAATACTCAAGCCGAAAACATGAACCAAATTGTAGAGAATAGCTACAATCAGGGTCTTTCCGATATTAATGCTGAACAAGCTAACAGTTTAGGTGATTTAGCCACTTCAAGCCGAAAGAATGAAGAGAATCAGGTTAAGAGTCTCGCAGATATCGCCGACAACATTCGCAACTTATTTAGAAGCGGAAACATCTATCTCGGTGCTAGAGGGGCAGGAGATTCAAGTGCCGCCAATCAATACTCTTATGCTACCGCTAAACTCGGAAGCAAACAAAGAGGTAGCGTTCTCGAACAAACCAGGTCAATCGAAAACGACATCGAAGATAGAAGGGCTAAATTAAATAACTTAGTTACTCAGGAAATGAGTAAGATTAAGACTGAAAGAGATAATAATGTCTTACAAACCGCTCAATGGCTAGCCTCAGCTCAAAACGAATTAAGACAAATGAGGGCCAATGGTGAATTACAAAAAGGTCAATCACTGGCTCAACTCTCACAAAATCTATTAGACCAGGCAAGAGAAAGACTCATAGCCGAAGATACTAGGGCTAAGAATCGTCAAGACGCTCTCTTAACTTGGGCGATGAACAATGCCACGACTATCAATCAACTCAAATCCAACCTCTCTCAAATCGGACAGATGAATGTGACCAATCCGACTTATGAAAAGTTAAGTGGTTCTCCGACCATTGATGCCCAGGGGAATATGACTACTAATTTCTACGGTGGGGCTGGGAGTACAAAAGAAGACAAAAATGCTCTTCAATCCTATTTAGGAAATCTTTGGAAAGCTAAATAACTATGGCATTAAGTTTACTGGCAAAGGCGAGGCAATACTTCACCTCTAAATCACAGGATAATGAGGGGTGGTTAAGACAAGGTAAATTTACACCTCAACAAAATCTAAAGACTTTGGGTGGTGATATCTCCCAAAGATGGAAACAACAGGGTGGGGTAAAACAATTTACTCCTTCTAGTTTCTTTAATACTACCTCTCAGGGTGCTTCTCAGAACTTAATTAAGCCTATTTTTGGTCAAAGAACTGGTGAAGTCTTTGAAAACACTGTTAAAAACAGAATTACAGACCCGATTGTAAATGTACCAAGTAATGCCAAGGCAACTGTAACGAATTTAGGAGGAGTTGTTACTCCGTTTTTCAATAAAAACCTAACACTTGGCCAGAAATTTGGTCAAAGTGGAGCTAACGCTATTAATACTGGTGTTTCAGCCTTAAAAACAGCAGGAGGATTGTCAACCTTTGGACCTGAAGATGTCGTCTTTGCAGGGTGGGACATGCTAAAGGCTAAAAAAGCAGGAAGAG